TGAAGAGATGTCATCAGCAATATCATAAAGAGTTGCTATTTCTTTTCCTTCCCCTTTTCTTAATACTCTTCCAATGCTTTGGAGATTTCTAACCCTTGATTTGGATGGAGAAGCAAAAATTATATTATGTAATTTTTTAATATTGATACCAGTGCTAAACGTTCCATAAGAAGCTATAATTACAGCATCATTTTCTTTTTCTGTAATTGCTCTTACTTCTTCCCTGTCTTCAACGTCAGTTCCGCCGTGTACAAAAAATACTTTACGTGTATCACCAATAGTACTATTTATTAAATCAAATAATGGTTCTCCGTGTTTCTCAACGTAGTTGAAAAGAACTAAAGTGTTTCCACTTATATCTTTTACTAAATTTTTGATTAAATTATTTCTTTTATTATTTGTTACAAGATATTCAATCTCTGCGTGATAGTCTTCGAAGTACTGATAATCATGTTTACAAACTAAAACTTTAATTCTAAAATTAGATAAGTGACCTTGTTTAATTAAATCATCAGTTTTAGTTACTTTTTCACAAGCACCAAATAATCCTTCTAATACCCATTTGTGTGTCTTACTTCCATCAAGCGTTCCAGTAAAACCAAAACGATACTTGGCATTGTGAAGTTTAGTCATAATTCCTGTGAGTGACTTTGACTTAAATAAGTGTGCTTCATCACCGATAACACAATCAATGTCATCAAAATATTTTTTGGGAAATTTGTAGATTGATTGCCAAGTGGAGATAACAACAGGTTTGTCTGTATTTTTATCTTTGCCCGAATATATTGTATGGCAGTATTCCTCAGCATTCCATCCATAATCTTTAAAGTCCTTAATCATCTGTTCTACTAGTGATGTAGTTGGAACCACTAGAAGAATTTTTTTATTGTTAGCAGCATAATATCTTACGATACTGTAAATCATCATCGACTTTCCAGATCCAGTCGGTGATAAGAATAATCCTCTGTTATATCTTAAAGCTTTGTAAACAGTGAGGTATTGATAGTCTCTTGGTTTGTATTTACAAATTTTATTCATAAACCCCTCAACTGCTTGTGGAGAAACAAACTTATTAATTTCTTCTACAGAACCATACCAATCATTTAATTGATACTCAATATTATATTTTCTTTCAGCACACCATTCTTTTAAATGTGGAAGTAAACCGCCATACAATTCACCTGTAGCTGGCGAGTACAGATGAATCGTACCATCCCAATATTTAAATCTTGGTTGCCTTTTTAAGAATTTTGCTTCTGGTAACTCGAATGAAAAATAATCTGCTAGCTCACGATGAACGTGTGGTTCAGAACTAATCTGTAAATAGACTTCGTTCTTTTTCTTAACACTAATAAGGGACATTTAGTTTCCATTAATAAATTTCTCCCATTCAATAGCATTTTTCACATGATAATTTCTTTGAGAAATCATCTTTAAAACATTGTCTAGAAAGAAAAGAATCTGATCAATATATTTAATCTTTGCTTCTAGGTTAATAATGTCTTCGTCTGACTCAAGATAAACTTTCATTTTATCGGCAGTTTTGATGCTCGATCCAAAAGGTTTGTCGGCGTAAACTCTAGCGTCAGCTTCGCCGCTATAATATTCTCGTTTCTCTTTTACCAGTTTACGAATCTCAAATTCTAGACTGGTTTTAATCTGTGAAAGATCTGTGTAATGGTTTAAGTATTTATTATGTTGGAAAGGGATCTCCATTGAGATCTTTCCCAGATCAGAACTGTATTGCTTGTTTTTGAATTCAAATTCAACGTAACTATCTTCTGTCCATTCCTTTTTAATTCTTTCAAATTTATCATATAGTTGTTCAAATTTCATGTATCAAAAGACGAATTCCTAATAGTATACCCAGTATACTTGAAAGTGACCGATGCTGTAAAGTATTCTACATCATTTGCTGTAGCATCAAAATTCATTTCTGTCAATGATATTGGAAAAAGATTTTGGAAATCAATCACATGGTTGATATTATAATTGGATGTGTAAATGAATAGTTGACCACCACTATACTCTGGTTCTTCATTTGGCATGTGTTCTTCGGACACACCATTTTTTCTAATCCAATCAAAAATTGATTTCCAATTTAATAATTCTTCGTCAACAATAAACTTGACCGAAAAATCTCCGTATTCTACCCCGCCACCAGCTACGATTGGAAAACTTCTGAACCTAGTAGGAACTTCTGTATATGGCATTGAAATATCAGGAAGATTAACTTCTTGACAGAGAAAATCTACACTGCTAAATTTTTCTAAAATAAGTTTGAATCCTAATGGAGATAGATAATTTCTATTTTGTATTTGTTTTTTATACCACTCAGCTGCCATATCAAGTTTTCCGTAGCACTAGTATTTATCTGGCATATTCTGATAGTAGATCGAATATCTCATTTAACATTGTATCGGCAGCATCGTATTGATCTTGATTCCAATTATGATAGTCTTTAGAATAAAGTTTATTCTTTAACTTGTAAAGTTTCAGTAAAATGTCATTCTTAGATACAGATCCTCTCATTGGTATTAAATGCTTTACAATATCTAGGCAACAAAAAAGGGGGACCGAAGTCCCCCAGATAACCTTTGTGTGTATTTGATCACATGAGGTTGATAACTTGTACTCTTCTGTAGTACATGTTGGCGTTGGCAGTGAGGGTCTCGCCATCTGGAGTACCATTGTAAGCACCGTTGGTGGTTACGAATGGGTTGCTGACCATACCATAACGGGTCTTGAAGCCAATCTTAGGCTGGAAGGTGTTAGGATCGATCGAACGAACCATTTGGAGAGGAACGTATGGGCAATAGAAGAGACCAGCGTCATAAGGTGAGGTGCCCTTATAACCGATGACATAGTAGTGCTTGTCGCTTAGGTTAGCAGCATAAGGATCAACGAAGACCTTAATTCTGCCATTGATTGTACCAACAGCGAGGTTACCAGTGTCATCTACCTGACCGATGGAAGGACCACCAGCACCAGTTAGACCTGAAGTGTAGTCAAGAACACCCGCCATCGCTAGAGCTGAAGCAACGTCAGCTGAGCAGATGAGGAAGTTGCCCTTGCCTCTACGAGTCTCTTGAGCGATAGCGTTAGCATCACGCTCAATCTGGAATAGAAGACCCTTGAACTTCTCAACAGACCAACGACCGTTTGAATCAACGTCGAGGTCGAAGATGCCAGCGTTAGCAACGTTGTTCTGAGCACCTTTCTTAGCAACCTTGTAAACTCTACGAACAACTTCACGGTTGATCTCAGCGAGAACTTCGCTAGAAAGAATGTTAGCGAGTTCTTGCTCGGCATCAAGACCATGAATAGCCTTGAGGTCCTGAGCGAGTTCTAGAGTGTACTCAGCTTTGAGAGCTCTGGACTGAGCAGTAACAGAAGTCTTCTCAATGCTGAATGACATCTCACGGAACAGACGACCTGATTCGCCCATACGCTCAAGATCTTCACGGCTCATCTTGGTGCCTACTTCGTAGGTTCCAGGTGAAGAATCATTGAGAAGAGCTGGGTTGTTACCATCAGAAGTAGAACCGCCACCAACTGAAGTACCGTCGCCAGCACGAACAGCATAGTCTCCTTGTGAAGCGTCATAACCACCAGTGAATCCAGTGTCAGGCTCGTTGAAGAGTGCCTCTTCGCCGCCCTGGTTCTCGTAACGAGATCTCATAGCAAAGATTAGTCCTGTAGGACCGCTCATTGGTTGAACACCACAGATATCGTAAGCCATGAGGTTAGGCATAGCACGACGAACTAGGCTGATTAGAACTGGGTCGAAACCAGCAAGACCAGCGGTGTTTGATGAAGCTAGAGCTGAACCAGCAGGTGAAATGGTTCCAGCACCAAGAGAGTTCACAGCAACCTCATTGAGGATGCCACGCTCTTCTCTCATAGCTCTTTCTTGGTTTTCCAGGAGGACAGAGGTAACTGCTCTCTTATAGCGATCCTGGATAGCAGGAGCTTCGCCGTGATTGAGAACTGGTGACCACTTTTCCTGGAGATGTTCTGCGTTAAACATTTGTTTCTCCGTTTGTTTGAAAGTTAAGTGGATTGATAATATTTATAAAGATCACTTATTCCAGCGAGACATTGCCTGAAGATATACAGCCATTGCTGGTGAAATTTCTTCAGACTCAACTGGTGTTTCATCTGTAGCTTCTGACTTAGGAGCACCTTCCTTAGGGAAATATGACTCCTTGATAGTTGTGAGTTTCTTAGTGAATTCTTCTTCCGAAGTAAATTCAACTCCTTCAGCAAGTGAAGCTAACTTGTCTTTTTGTGTATCTACCAGACCTTCTGAAACTTGGTTCAGAATAACTTTTTTAGATGACTCATTAAGACGATTTTGAAGTTCAATATTGCGCTCAATCTGTTCGTTTAGGCGCTCCTCCATCTTACAAAGATCTTCAGTTATTCCTTCGACGACATCAACTTTTTCGTCGGGAATGGTAATATAGTGTTCCTCAAAGAGGTTTTTGAGACCAGCAATAAAATCTTCAGTGATCTCATTTCTTACCCCACGATCAATAGATACTTGATTTTCTTCAAGCCATCTATTGATAGCGTAGGTGAGGATGCCATGTACTTCCTCAGCAAGTTCGTTCTTAACAGCTTCAACTTGCTCAGAAACTTTAGTTTCAAACTGTTCTTCTAATTTATTCCACTCTTCAGACAGTTTTGATTTAACGGCAGCCTCAAAGATTGTAGTTGCTTTTTCTTTGAACTCTTCTGAAAGGTCTGTACCTTCGGTTAGAGCAGCAACATCGGCAGACATATCAATTTCTTCAAACGAGGGTTTGATTGGATATGTTACATGTGGACCTTCGTGGGTTCCATAAGCGATCTGAGCACCAAACTTAGGAGCGGTGCCATTAGGAAGATCGGTGTTTGAAGCACCACGATTTGGTTCTCCAGAAATGCCAGCAGAAATAGGAGCAGCTGCTTTAGCGCCTGGGTTCTCATCGCCATCTTCATCATGCTCGTGTGGAGTAGTGGTTACACTATTAACCTCGGCAGGAGCCTTTTGACC